ACTGGTTTCGTTACTACAAAGAAGGAGTTGGACAAGTACACGTTGATGGTGAAACATATGATTTAAATGATTTAGTTAAATTCGGTACTGTTGACTTAGCTACATCAACTAGAGAATCTGCTGACTATACAGTTATTGGAAGTTTTGGCTTACATCAACCTAGTAAAAAACTTTTTGTTTTAGATATGCATATAGAAAGAATGGAAGCACCAGACATTATTCCACAAATTAAACGGTCTCTTATAAAACATAATTTAGAATGGGTAGGAATTGAACGTGCTGGTTTTCAATTAGCTTTAGTTCAGTTCGCTAGAAGAGAAGGTTTACCAGTTTTAGAATTAAAAGCAGACAGAGACAAGCGCCAAAGAGCACTTCCTTTATCTGCTAAGATGGAAGCAGGATTAGTTTATCTTCCTAAGAATGAAGAGTACTCTTGGGTAGCTGACGTAGAACGTGAATTACTTACGTTCCCAGTTGGTGCTCATGACGATATAGTCGACTGTTTATCCTATGCAGTAGTACAAGAACGACAACAAAGGAAATGGGAAGCTTATTAATGGCTGAAGAGAAAAGTTTTTATAGAAGAGCAGTAGATTATCTACAAGCTCCACCAGAGAGACAAGTTAAAGGTTTTGCGTACAATCAAAGTACTAACTCTGCTCTCGACTCTGCTGTATTCGGATACAATACAACATCTGGTTCTATTCCTCAAAAACTACTTGAGGATATAGGAGAAGGCACAGGTAACTCTGCTGTTGTTGCATGTCTTAATGTTTTAGCAACCTCTTATGCAGAACCTCAACTTAAAGTTTATAAAAAAGAAAGCGATGGACCAAATGAAGTTGTAGCTCATCCAGTAGAACAATTACTACAAAGGCCTAATCCTTTTACTTCTGGCTCTTTACTTTCTCATTACATTGTTACAGCTATAAATGCTAGCGGTGACGCTTATCTTTTAAAGGTAAGAAACTCATCTGGAAGAGTTATACAACTTATACCTATGATGCCAGACCGTGTAACACCAAGAGGAAACGAAGATACTCTAATTACACACTATGAGTATTACGGAACATCTAAAACAATGGGTGAGTTCGTAGTTATTAAAAAAGAAGATTTAGTTCACATACGACAAGGAATAGACCCAAATAATCACAGAAGAGGATTTGCCCCACTCAAATCAGTTCTTCGTGAGTTAATTGGTGATGAAGCAGCAGGACAGTACGCAACTGCCTTACTTCACAATATGGCCGTACCTGGCGTTATCTTAAGTCCAAAAGATGACACTGCTGGTGGACCATCAAGAGAAGAAGCTGAAGGTATAGCTAAAATGTATAAATCTAAATTTGGTGGAGCTAATAGAGGGGCACCAATGGTTCTTACAGGAGCTATGGATGTTAAAACCGTTTCATTTTCACCAGACCAAATGGACCTTAAAGAATTAAGAAGACTTCCAGAAGAGCGAGTATCGGCTGTTCTAGGAGTCCCAGCAATTCTTGCAGGACTCGGAGCGGGTCTAGACGCAGCAACTTATAACAATACAAAAGAATTAAGAGAGTTCTTTACTGAGCAAAAGCTCATTCCATTATGGAAGACCGTAGCAAATGAATTAACTCATCAACTTCTTCTTGAAGATTTTACTAGTGATGTAACAAACTATTGCGCTTACGATTTAAACGAAGTAAGAGCTCTTGCATCTGATAAAAATGATACATTCAAGAGAGTAAACATGGGTGTTGCAGGTGGTTGGGTTACAATCGCAGAAGCAAGAAAAGCTGCTCATTTAGAAAGTGATGAAACTCATGATGTTTATTTAAGACCACTTAACATGGTTGCTGTTCCTATAGAGCAAGGCAATCAACCATATCAGATTCAAGAAACACAAGAAGCTGATAAAGGTATTTCTAAAAAAGATACATTATCTTCAGTAGATTTTGGAGTTGAGTCGGTCAGACAAGATAGAGTTGAAATGACAGAAGAACCTCGACATGAAGAAAAATATGTTGCTGAAATGCCTAACGGCGCTTGGTGTGTTCTTAGTCATGAAGACAATAAACCTATCAAATGTTTTAAAACAGAGGCAGAAGCAGAAGCTTACCTAGATGATATGAAAAAAGAATTTAAGGCTGCTTCAATATCTGCTAAGGTTAAAAAAACACTACAAAAGAAAGTAAAGGACCACAATGCAAAAAATCCAAAGTATAGAGCAAGCTATGGAATGTTGGCAGCTGTATTCAGACGAGGTGTTGGTGCCTATAGAACTAACCCAGCTTCGGTGCGAGGTAATGTCACTGGAGCAACCCAGTGGGGAATAGCTAGAGTTAACGCATTCCTTAAAGGATTAAAAGGTAGATTCCCAAGAACAGCTTTTGACCAAGACTTACTTCCTAGTGGACATCCATTAAGTTCAAAGAAATCAGCTAAAGCTGCATCAGTTAAAACTGGTGACACTGTTAGCTGGTCCATAAATAAAGACCCCGACCCACCTTCAACAGTCCACGGCGTAGTTACTTCTGTCAATAGTGACAAGAAAGAAGCAACTATGATGGTATGGGCAATTATGGAAGATGGTTCACATCAAAAAACTGATAGAAGTGTAAAACAGGCAATTTCTAAATTAAAGAAAATTAAAGATTGGCGTAAAACCGAAAAAGCAAAAGATGATGTCACTAACTTTCCTTCATCTGGAGACAATCAAAAAATATCTATGAGTAACTCTAAATTTAAACAATTCCCAGATTATGCATACGCTAAAAACTTAAAAGAAAATTATCCAAGTATTTGGAGAAGAGCAGGTAACGGAGGAAACCCACCTACTTCATTTACTGGTAATGATGCTTTTAGGAACTGGACCAAGTATAGAGCAGGAAACAGAAGTGGAGCTGTTCTTTCTTGGGTTAAAAGAAGAGAGCGTTTTATGAATAGACATCAAAACAATAATCGTCTTAATGGCGCTATTGCTGTCTTGAAATGGGGCGGAGTTACCAACGGTGGCGTATCTCAAATGAAGAGTCTTATCAATGAACAAAAGAAAAAAGTTGATGCTCGTAAGAAAAAAGCCCAGTTTATGCTTGAAGAAAAAACAGGCAAAAAATAAGTGTTAAAATATAATTTAGAGAAAGAAATTTAGGGGATAAAATTGAATAAAGAATCAAAGAATTTTGAATTTAAAACAGTAGATGACGAAAAAGGTTCTGTCGAAGCTGTCTTTTCTGTATTTAACAATATGGATACAGATGGTGACGTCATGGTACCAGGCTCAATAAAGTCTGGATTTAAAGATAATCAAGTGCCGATGGTCTTCGCTCATAAGTGGGACCAGCCAATTGGAAAAGGAGTCATCTCTCAAGATGAAAACAAAGCAGTATTTAAAGGTAGCTTTTTTATGGATACCGAGGCTGGTAAGGAGGCCTATGCACTGGCCAAAGGAATGGGAGACTTACAAGAGTGGTCATTCGGATTCAGAATTGATGATTCAGAAGTAAAAGGTTTTCAATCAGAAGATATGGAAGATGAAATTGACGCACGTTATATCAAGAGTGCAACTGTGTACGAAGTATCCCCAGTACTAGTTGGCGCTAATCGTGAAACTTATACTCTTGCTATAAAGTCTGGCGAAGAAGCAGTTTATGAAGACGCTTCAAAAGCTCTTCCAAAAGATGTTTTCGAAACAGAAGAAGAAGCTCTTAAAAGAGCTAAAGAAATGGGTTGTGATGGAACACACACAATGGAAATGGATGGAAAAACTTATTACATGCCATGTTCTACTCACGAATCCTATCTTGCCTCACAGCAAAAAGCTCTTGATGAACAAGAAGAGCTAAAGTACGGTAAATGTACTTATGAGGAAGATGGCAAATGCGCCAAAGAAAAAGAAAAAAGCTTAACTTCAGTTGATGTTAAATCAATTGATGAAGTTTCTGATGCTGACACTGGCATGACAGGTGTTAGATTTTCAGACGAGGTGAAGGATGTGCTTGCTGCATTAGAGAGCCTCATTGTAAGAGCAACTAGCATTAGCGAGTTGCGTAAGGGAGAGGGCAGAAAGTTGTCAGATAATGCAACTTCCGCACTACGGGCCGTTCGTGAAGACTTGAACGATGCTTGGGCTGAAATCGACCAACTCATAGAGGACGTCGCTGAAGTACCAGCCGATTCAGAAGAAGAAAAGACAGAAGACCCAGCACCAGAAGCTGAAGCTATTGAAACCGAGGAGATTGTTTCAGAAGTTGAAGAATCATCTACTGAGGAACAAGTAGAAGTAGCTACTGTTGAAGAGGTCGTTGTCGAAGATGAAACTGAAGAGGAAATCGCAGAAGACGAGAATTCCGATGAATCTGAAATAGCTGAAGCTGAGGCTGAGGTTATTGAAGAATCCGCAGATGCGCTAGAAGATATTGATTCTGATTTATTTGAAGAAATTCAGCAAACACTTGCTGAAGCTTCAATTGCGGAAATCGACGAATAGTATAAGCAAAAAATTAAGGAGACTATTCTCGTGAACGATATTAAAGAACTCAGAGAAAAAGTCGCTGCTAAAAGAGCTGAATTAAAAGAGCTTTTCGATGCTAAAGAAGGCGGCAAGTACACATCAGAGCAAAAAGGAGAAATCCAAACTCGTAATGATGAACTTGCAGGACTTGTAGAAGAAGTTAATCTTCTTTCCGCAAAATCTTCTAACGAAAAAGCTATGAATGAAGATTCAGAGCCAGTTAGCGGTGGCTACGATGCACCACAAGAAGGTGTTAGCTCCATTGGTGAGACATTTGTTAAATCAGATGCATATAAAAACTACATCGAAAAAGGTGTAGGCGGAATCGACTCAACAGTCGCTTTCAACCCAATGAGCTATAAAACACTACTTGGTGCAGGTACAACCAACAACTATCCACCAGAGGTCTTAAGACAACCTGGTGTGTTAGAAACTTCCTTAAGGGACCCAAATGCTGTTATTGGACTTTTCGACCAAATCGAAACAGACCAAAATGCATTTCAGTACCTAGAGGAAACCACATTCACTAACGCTGCTGCTGAAGCTGCAGAAGAAGGAGCTGCTGCTGAAGCTGCTCTTGATTTCACAGAGCAAACTGCTGCAATCAGAAAGATTGCTGTTTTCTTGCCAGTGACAGAAGAACTTCTTGCTGACGTTAGTGGTATCCAAGGATACGTAAACTCAAGACTATCAACAATGATGAGATTGAGATTAGATGGACAGTTACTATCTGGTGATGGTACTGCTCCAAACTTAGAAGGTATCTTAGATGCTGGTAAAACAGGCGTTAATGCTGTTGACTATTCTTCATATTCTGGAGACTTAAACAGAATGGGCGCAATCTATGAAGCAATAACTGATATCAGAACAAATGCTTTCGTAGAACCAGATGCAATTGTTATGCATCCTAACGACTGGTTACAAGTTGTAACATCAGTTTCAGACATTACAACAAGCGGTTCAAAGAACCCATTGTTCGTGGCTGCTGGTGGATTCAACGGTGCTGCACAAGCAACACTTTGGGGATTAAAAGTTGTTCCAACAACTGCAATCGCTGAAGGAACCGTATTAGTCGGTAGATTTGGTGGCGGAGAAGCTGCTCACATCGTTATGAAACAAGGTATTGATATCGCTGTTTCTGACAGTCATTCTGACTTCTTTTCTAAAGGAAAAGTAGCAATCAGAGCGACAATGAGAGCTGGTTTCCCAGTTTATAAACAAGCTGCGTTTACCAAAATCACAAACTTCTAAGTTAGAAGTTAGTTTCGTAGTGGGGGATGAAAGTCCCCCATTACACAATCAAAAAGGAATTTAAATGGAATTTATTAAAGTAGAAAAAGATATCTGGAAATTACAAGATGGTTCAATCTTTGAAGGTTCAGCTAATGAGCTTCCAAAGTCTAATGCTTCTAAAATTGCTAAAGCTGGCATGGAGTATAAAAAAGAATATCTTGAAGGCCAAGGCTGGGGTGCTAAGAAAAAAGAAGCAGCTCCTAAAAAAGCTGCAGCTAAAAAAGCTCCAGAGACCAAAGCTGTAAAACCAGAAGACGTAGAAGACAAGTAGGTCCTAAATGGCACTGAGCGCAGTTTCTGATGTAGAAAAGGTTCTTGGCGTTGATTTGTCTTCAAGTGATGAGACAAATGTAACTAATGTTTTTATACCAGCCGCAGACGCTGCTATAGAAAATTATGTTGGATATTCTTTAAATTATGAAGCATCGATAGCTGAGACAATAGACGGTAACGCCGATGATTCGATATATCTAAAAAGAATACCAATAGTATCCGTAACATCCATAGTTGAAGACGGAGTTACATTAACAGAGGGTAATGATGAAGATTATGTCGTTTATAAGCAATTAGGGCTCATAAAAAGAACAGGTCTTCAATACTGGAGTGCACAAAGGCTACAAAACATTGTAGTTACTTATGTTGCTGGATATTCTGATTCAGAAGGAACAGCAGAAGATATTCCAGAAGATTTAAAATTTATATCTGCAAGAGTTGCAGGAAGGTTATTTATATCCTCAGCCTCACTAGCAACACAACAGTCAACTGGCGAAGTTTCAACAAACATTGCAGATAATACTACTGATTCTAAATTTCAAATGGTAAAGTCTGAAAGTTTAGGAGACTATAGAGCTGAATATGAATCAGTATTAGACCAAATGAATCAAGAAGTGCTGAATCCAGCTGATAAACAGATTTTATCTAAATATAAAAAACAATACTTCACATCTGCTGGTATATTAGACTAAACTAATATTATGGATATTGAAGTAAATAAAGCTAAAAGAAAACAATATTTTCAAGAAATTGAAATAGAAGATTTTTTAGAAGCTGTCATAGGGCAAATGAATGCTCTTAGAATGAATAAAATAAACCTCATACAAGATATGGATGATATCGTTAATGATTATCTAGCTGTATGTAAAAAATACCCTATCAAGTAAAATGGCAAGGTATGATTACAAGTGTTCTAAATGTGAACATGTCTTTGAGGTACAACACTCTATACACGATGAACCAAAGGTGAAATGTGAAAAATGTAAAAAACTATGTATTAGACAAATTAGCAGTAGGGTTAATCTCTATGGAACTGTTGGCATTGACTGGAATAGTAATCCTAATGATGCTAGTAAATCAATGAAAGATAGAGCTAGAAAAGCTGGAAATAGAAAAGTTAAATTTTAGAGTTTTCGCAAACAGCGCAAACTACTTTACCTTCTTGGACAGGCCGTCCACAATCTAAACATTTAGACATCATATAAAGTATATGTTAGCAGAATTTCTTCGTCTGGCATTACATCTCTATTTATTAAAAGATAATAATATTTACCAATTTGTATAAGTTCACTGTTTGAATCTTGACTGTGATTAATAAATCCACCTAAAGGCGTTCTTATTCTATTGTCTTCAAAATCACTGTTCTCTACATGAGATACACCTAAATTTGTACCACGAGAAATTATTTGCGTCGAAAATAGGCCTAAGCCCTCTATAGAGGAGTTTTTAACGGTTACTTCCACAGGAAGG